TGGATCGTCTGTTGGTTGTTCTGTTACCACCGGTACTACTACAGGTGTATCAACAGGGGGTGCCTCTACTACCGTTGTATTATTTGTAATATTTGTAATGTTATTAATAATAGGTGCAGGTGGTGGTGGCAAAGGTGTTCCTGCGCCAATTGAAACTTCAACACTTGTATCTGTATTTACTCTATCTTCTGTAAAATCATTTGTTGAAACATTAGCAGTTTTTAATGCTATTATTGTGTCTTGTGTTTTTTGTCTTAAACCTGCTGATTCGTAATTTGCTACAACGGATGTCTTTGTGTCTTTAGCATTTGTAGAACTATCAGTTAATTTAAATACCTTAACCCCTGATTTAAATTGTCCTTCTGGGATTAGGAATCTACCATTTATTCTACCATCTGCATCTGTTGTTAATGTACCACCATAAGCTCCATCAGTACCGTCTGTTGTTGATATTAATAGACAATGTGCTGATACATCTTCTCCATCAAAGAATGGATAAACTGTTGTGTTAGGTTTTAATCTCCAAGCACTAAATGTTACAAGTCTAGATCTCATAAACGGAGCAAAAGATACATCAATTACTTTCTCTCCTAAACTTTGTGACTCTGTAGTTGAACTAATATCTACTGAAACGCCCTGTCTTGTTTGATTTTGTTGTGTTGTTGTAGTTGTAAACAATGAGGAATTACTTGTTCCTGTTCCAGAATTATTTGTTCCTGATGTATTTAATGTCTGTGTATTGCTTGTAACTTGTGCTGCACCAACATCTTCCCATGAACCCCATTGTGTTCCCCAAGCATTAGACATATTCTCCCAAGCATCATAGTTACCATCAAAGTTTTTAGTAACTGCTGGTTGAACATCTGTAGCAACAAAGTTATCTACATCTGGTGTTAATGTCATGTTACCACTATAATGGAATGTTAATTCTTCTGCTAAGTTAATAGTTTGAGAAGCGTTAGGTTGTGTTCTAAATAATTGTGTACTATAAGGTACTGTAATAAAATGTCCTGTTCTTGCTAGTGTAGTTGTTGCTGCGTTATTTCCTATATCTGTATGCGTATCTAAAGGAATAGATTCCATTTTAAAGAAAGGCCTAGCATGTTTCAATTTAGGATCTATAGCTATATGATAATCAGGATCTAATACTGCCCCTACATTGTGTCCTGTAAATGGATCTACTAATATTCCGTTTTTAAATCTATCAATACCGCTAGAGTTTACAATAGTTTGATCTTTAGCAAAACTTTCTAATAAATTTAATGATGCGTAATATTCTAAATTTTTAATTCGTTGTTCTAATACACCAATGTCTTTCATTGTAAATCGTTTTTGTGTGACTTGTTGTATTGTACAACCTAGATCTGGTCTACCTATTCTTTTAGCTTCAACAGGAGATAAACTTGGATGTGGTTTTAATTCTGCTGTTGCTAATGTCATACATTTTTCTGGTTCTGCAGGATAAGTAGGATCGTCTGAATATGCTCCTTCTATAATTCTAAATGCTCCATCGTTATCTAAAACAATTCGTATATTCTTGCCTCTGTAATAATTGTAATCCGTTGTAAATGTTTTTACTGGTACCGGATTAGTTAAGCCATTACCTGGTCTGTCAATAGCTTCGTTGGCTGTAGGGTTTACAGAGGCACTACCCAATGTTGATGTTGATGTTGCTGTGTCTACTACTCTAGGTCTAAAATCAATTGTATTTCTTAAATCGAAATCTCCATGTATATTAGATCTATAAATTGGAATATTTTCTGTTCTAATTGTGTTTGCTGCTGGACTTGAGCTATCGTCTACTGGATAACTATCTACACAATGGAATGTTGCTGATGATATTGTTTGTGTAAAGTGTGAAACCTTAACAACAATATATTTGTTTGTAGTTAGATTTAATGAACTTGTACTCTTTAATGCTATTTTTGCTTGTCCTACGAAGTTGTCTTGTTGTCCATTAATAAATCTAAATTGGTCTGTGTAATCTACTTGTCCTGTTGTATAGTCTGAATTGGTACCTGCTGTTACTGATTGCAGTTCGTAACCATCACATAGTCCTAAATTATAAATTCCTGTTGTTGAATTTACATGTGAACTTGTATCTATTTTTACATATCTATCTTTAACAAGTGCTTTTGCTACAGGAGATGCGTCTGTTTTTAATACATTAACATAAACTCTAACATCTAATGAACCTCCACCTACTGTTACAGCTCCACCTAAATCTATTGTCATTGAAGTAGCTGAAGCGCAAGTAACTGAAGATGTTCCTGCTGTTAAGTCTATATATTGTCCTGCTGCTATTGTAGCACTATTTTGTGTATAACCGTCTTTTGATATGACTATAATATTTGCTTTTTTAATTGTGTCTGTTAATTCTGTTCCTGAGGTATCGTATGGGAAAGTTTCATCTCCCGTTGTTGTTATTGTAACATTACCTGCAGTTGCATCTAAAGATACATCATATTCTTTTGTGTATTGGAAACTATGATCGTATGTGTTGCCTACATCAGATGCTAATGTCTTAATGTTATTGTTTGGCATTGCAAACAATAATTTGTTCTGTTTTGTTTCTTTTAATACTGCTGCACTACTTTCTAATACAAGGTTACCAATACCATCTGCCATTGTATTTTCATATCTAATACCTTTAACAGATTGGAAATCACTTCCTGTCATCTGTATATCATATAGGTAAAGTTTGTATTGTGCTGCTGTAGCTCCTGGTGTACCACTAGAGTAAACCAAGTGTCTAGCTTTTGCTGTTCCTATTTTTGTTCCTGCTGCTGAGGCTGCTCCGTTTTGTACTGTGTCATATAAATCTACAGAGCCACCACCATCTATATCCCATATTCCTGAGACATAAGTTAGATTAACATAGTTACCAAAAGATGTTGAAATAGGAATTGATTCTCTTGTTATAAAATTATTTGGTTTTTGTATGTTAACTCTTTTTGTTGATTGTAACTCTCTTTTGTAACCACCAACATAACTTATACCAGGGCCAATTCCTAAAACAAGAGCTGTGGATAATCCACCTTTAGCGCTTGTGTATATACCACCATTTGTATTTGCTGCGTTTTGTAGATGTTCTCTAAGATCTACTATGTTTCCTTTAACTGTATAATTACCTGATTCGTCATAAGTTCTATTTGCTAAAACTTGTCCTACACCTGATAAAGGATTGTCTTTTACTCTAGATCTAACTGCTCCGCCTTGTTCATGCTTAACATAAAGATAAAAGTTTTCTGGTTTTGTGTCTGCCTCTTCGTATGAAGCCAGTGTTACTGCAAATTGTAGTCTATCTGCTCCAGGTGCATTGTAGTTAAATGAACCTTGTGCAGGATCTAGTAATGAAGTGTCTGTTGCTGAACCTACAGTTGATTCTGCTACTACAAAACCAATTTCTGCATTTGCCATTTCAGTATATCTATTTGCTAAACATCTAATCTTATCTGTTTTAATGAAATTACCACGAGCATATATAACACCAGGTCCTAAAACATATTCTGCTGTTTGTCCTGAATAGTTATCTTTAGGATTTGTTGATGATGTTCCTGTATAAACAACAAAAGTATCTCCATTTCTTCCTGAGTCTGAAGATGTTACAGTTAAAACTTCTGATTGTTGGAATCCTGTGTATGTTGCATGTCCATTTGTATAATTAAAATACAATTTCTTAGTAGCAGGTGCTGCTGCTTGTGTACCTGTTGCAACATTTGTAATTGTTGCTGTTAATCCGGTTGTTCCACCTGTTAGTGTGTCTCCAACATAATTGACTAATGTATTATTATCTACTGCAACCGAGGAGTTGTCTGTATCAAATATTTTTATCCAATCTCTAGCTAATTTTTGTTCTGAACAACCACTAACAACAGCTCCTTCTTGTAGAACAAAACCAAAACCTTTGCCTAATTGATCTTGCAAGAGTGTTTGTAATTGTGTAAGCTCTCTTGCTTGTACTGCTACACCTGGCTTAAATAAAACCTTGTGGAAGTTTTTACTATCGCTAAAATCGTCGTAATATGGTGATGCGTTTAAATTTAGTGCCATTTGTTAAAACCTAATTAGTGCCTTTACTTGTTCTACTTGGTCTGCTGATCTTATGATTGGCGACCTGTTGTCTAAATAAATTATTTCACCAGATGAATTTTTAACTTCTGGTGCTGTGTAACTATTTATACTCAGGCTCCCGCTACTTTGAGTAGAATTTGTTAATGTTGATGAATTCGTTATTAGAGGAATTTCTGATGTCATGTAAATATTTTTATTTGTTTCATCTATTTGTATGACTTTAAATTTGCCTCCATCGTTTGTAGTAATTTCGTCGTCTGCTGCGTAATCTGCTGTTGATGCTACATTAATTATATAACATGCTGTAGCTGTGTTCGTTGTATAAACAACATCACCTGGTGTAGTGATGTTTTTAATTAGGCCAATTTGTCTAAAGTCATTGCCTAATATTAAATCTCTATTGTCGTTGTCTGAGAAGTTTACTGTAATACCTAAATTACTAGCAAATAATTCTCTAGGTGCGTTGGAACCATGTCCACCCTGTGGACTTATAATTGCTCTTGCTGCTGCGTTTGTTCCTGGTGCTGATGTATTTGTAATAACTATATTTGCGTATGAATACCCTGAACCTGGATTTGTAACTCTTATTTCTGTTAAAGCTCCTGTTGCCGAATTAACATAAGCACTTGCTTCTGCTCCAGAGCCATCTCCTGTTACTGAAACTTGAACATCTCCTTGTGCATAATCCTTACCTGCTGTTGTAATAACTACTCTATCTAATGTTCCTGATATTGCTGCACCTTCTACAGCACTTTGTAATGCTGGAAGTGAGTCTGCGTCTCCTAAATTAACTGTTGCTGTTGCTCCTGAACCTCCACCTCCTGTGAATGATACAAAAGCAAAACTAAAACCAGAACCTGATGTGTTAATTGTAACACCAGTTACTGCACCGCCTGATATTGTTGCAGTGCCTGTTGCTAAACCATCTCCATCACCTGATATAACTACTGTGGGTGCTGATGTATAACCAGAACCACCTGCTGTTACAGAAATACTGTCTACTTCTCCTGTAACATCGTGTGTAGGATTGCCTGTTAATTTTCTAACAGGAATATAATCTGCATCTAAAAACTTAGTTTGATCTGATGCTGAGATTTGGAACATAAATTTCCAATTATATTTATCTGACAATTCAAATACAGATGTTCCTGTACTTGTAGGTTTAACTGTTGAAGTTCCGTTAAAGTTATTGCTAATACATTTGTAGACTTTAAACTCATCTGTTACAACAAAGAATGTTGCGTCTGCTAATGTTGTTGCTCCTGAATTAGATTGTATTGTGGATGAATAATTATCATCATACTGATCATAGACGGTGCCACTTGTCCAATTTCTTCTCTTGGCAAGTAGGCACACATCTGCTGAATCTATTCTTTGAGTAAACATCATGCTTCGTCTAAACTCTGATATGTAAGAGTCTGAATCAATAGGAGTTTCAGGAACAGTATCATCTGTCCAAGCTGTTGTCCTACCAACGGCAAAGTGGAAATAGTCGTTATTGTTTTTAATATCCCTGTGGAATGTACGAGCTAATTCAACTCTGCCTAGTCTACGAAGTATTAGTGCCATTTATTTCCCTTAAGAAATAGTGATTGTCCAAGTAATTGTCATTGAATCACTTGCACCTTTGTTAACAACGGAAAAAACTGTTCTACAAAGTAGAGTACCACTAGAAGCTGCATTTAAAATACCTGCTTCTGTAATAGCTCCAGTACCTGTTCCTGCTGCAAATGATGCAACATAAGAAACAGCATTGTTATTAACTGTTGTGCTTGTAAGAGCTTGACGAGCTGCTTCAGTTCCTAGAGCTGAGTCTCCAGAAGCTGCTGCTGTTGAGCCTGTACCAATAGCCATGTGAGACATAGCTGTTGCTGTAGCATCTTTCATTCTAGATGCTATAAAATCTAGGCCATCACTTACTACTAGATTTGTTAATTGTCTAGTGTCTTTGACCTTCCCGTCTTTGTCTTTGATTTCAACTGTAAGCTTACCTGTAGCTTTAGTTTCGTCTTTATTAAACATTTTTATCTCCTAATTATGTTTATGTAATGTTCCAACCAACACCTACATAGTCTTCACTTAGATAAGTAGGGTCTACATAGTCTTGTACTGAACCTACTCCTACATCTGTTGCCGTTGCACTATCAGCTATTGCTGGTTTACTTAGTGCTTTAGCAGCAACATCTGTTATGTCGGCTAAGGTGTTTGTTATTCCTTTACTTGTATTTATACTGTCTAGAGCTTCAGAAGCATTTAATCCTTCCGAAACTGCATTATTAATTCCTAATATATTAGCATCACTTACTGTTACTGTCTCCGTTACAGGTATTGATGATAATACTGCGAAAGTTTGTGCTGCTGATAATGATTCTGAGAATTCCCTAGTTTGTCCTATAAGGAATGTTTCTGATACATTAGGTGTTTCAGCGAACGACCTATTGTAAACTGCACCAGTAGCTATACTATCTGATGTTGTTACTGAATCTGGTGCTACAGTTTTACTTAATGTCCAATCAAATTGTTCATCACCTAGGCAATAGTTATCTGCGTCTACGCCGTCAGAACTATCATTCCAATAACCATCTACAACATAAGGTTGATTACCTTGATCTGATGCTGATAGTAATTCTGTATGTGCGCCTTGTGTGAATGCTATTCCATGGGACTCTGTGGCTGTACCTGTATCTGTGTATGCAACTGCAAACACTTTTGCTATTGTTTCAGAAGTAGATACAATGTCTGTAGCTATGAATTTATAGAATATAGTTCCTGTGGTTTCTACTATAAATTCTGGGTTAAAGAGTATTTCACTCCTAATAATAAGATCACCAAACACTTCCATTCCTGCTGGATGTACTGTATCTCTTAAATCTCTATCCCATGTTGTTTGTGCAACATTAGATTTGATAATATAAGAGTATGGTTGGTATCTTTTATTGTCTTGAATTACATTTACATCTGATAGTTTTCCTCTATCATCTTTCCATTTACCTTCATATTCAAAAAGGTAACCTGTTGTAATTGTAACTGTTACTTGTTCTCCTCTTGGAGAAGTAAGTAAAATGTCTGTTGTGGCGTTTAAGAATGTTGAACCAGGATTAATAACTGTAAATGCTGTTGGTTTTCCTGCGGTATCTATAGCTGTAACTCTTACATAAGCGTCATTGGCTCCACCTTTAAATGTGTAGTCTTCAGCAAAATAACCTGTTACTGCATATCCTCTACCGTCATCTCCTGTTTCGTTTATTAAATAAATCTGCCCTACTTTAAAACCAGCATCTGCTGCTGAGCCGGCATAAGATTTATATGTTACACCTGTTAATACTCTAACAAGGTAACCGTAAATATCAGATTCGTTATTTGCTGCGCCGTCATCTACAACATAAGTTTTAAGACTTTCTGTATCAAATTCTACAGTAGGTGCTGATGTATAACCAGAACCACCTGCTGTTACATTTATTCCTGTTATTACTCCATTTGCTACTGTTGCTGTTCCTGTTGCTCCTGTTCCAGAATCGTGATATATTTCTACTGTTGGTGCTGAGTCATATCCTCCACCACCATTTGCTATCGTAAATCCTGTAACTGCTCCACCACTTACTGTGGCAGTTGCTGAGGCCCCAGCGCCTGGGCCGGTTACTTTTGTTGTAGTTGTATCAAAGTCTACAATTAACTCAAATCGTTGTAGTGTTAATCCGTTTGTTTGATATGTGTTCTTTTCTACTCTTTTTACTGTTGCTCCAAGAGTTTTTAATATTGTTACTGAACCTGTTGTTTCATAGTAACGAATATCAATCTTTTTACCTGTAAGATCTAATGGTTCTTTTATACCACCATGTTCTGACTCTTGTAGTTTAAGAGCCCGTTCTACATTATAGATACCGTCTGAAGGTTTAAGTGTATATTGTCCAGGATAATCTACTGAAACTTCTTCTCCATACATTGCTCTAAAGAACAATTCTATAGATCGTCTACTACCTTTAGACTCATATACATCCTTAGCTCTTTTATAGAAGAACCTTTTATCTAATTCAGTAGAAGTAGGGAAGTCGTGTAATAATGCTTTACGCCATTTTTCTAGAAATGCTGTCTCTGCGTAATCTATATCATTAGAATAGTTTAAAACTTCTGAACCGGCATTGCCGTCTGTATCCATAAAAGCATAATATTTTTCTAAAAATGTAACAAAGTTAGGATTCTCATCTCTTACCCATTCAGGTATTTGATTACTAACATTGTAAGAAGTATTTCTTCTTTCTGATAAAGTTGTTCCTTGTGCAGCATCTAAAACAGCAGCTGCTGTTGCTCCTGTTGCTGTTGTATCTAAAGTGTTAGGTGTTATTGTAACAGTAGGTGTAGATGTGTATCCCGAACCTATGTTTGTAACTGTAATGGTTGTAATTGCACCACTATATACTGTTGCAGTAGCTTCTGCTCCTGTTCCTCCACCACCACTTATAGTAACCGTAGGAATATTATTATATCCTGTTCCTCCGGCTGTTATCGTTATAGACGATACAAATCTATAATGTGATGGAATATAATCTGTCATTAGATCTCTTCGACTTCAGGAGTTGCTGAAATATTTAATCCTATCTTTGTATTAATAGTAGAATTTGTTACACTATCGTCTAATGTTAGTACTATATTTCTACTTGGTTTAGCAACCACTGCTGCTGTAGAAGTATCTGATGTCCTAACAAGAGCTTGTGTTGTAATATCTCTAACATCTCTTTGTGTTACTGCATTAATTCTTAATTTTGTTTCTGTTCCATATAAAGATGCAACTGTCATAGAAGGTATTGAAATTGTACCAGAATCATAATCAATAGTGCCTACTGCTTCTATTATTGTTCCATCAGACTTAATTGCATTAACTGTTCCTGTTCCACTATATAATGGAGGAACTACTGTACTTCCTGGCACATCTGCTAGTGATACTTTATAAGTTGAACCACCCGATGTTATATTAAAATACGAACTAGTTAATTCTCTGGGTTGTAATCTTTGATTAAATTGTATTGAATAATTTTTTACTGCTGCTAATACTGGTGTTATTCTTTTTTGTAATCTGTTTGTAATACCTATAGCAATAATAGATTCAGATGTTTCTTTTATTAAGTCATGAAGTTTTGTATTATAAAAACTCTTATTTAGTTTATTTAAACTCGTATTAAAATAATTATTTACTGTTACATTGACTGCATTTTCTATTTCACCTTTGCTTAATGTTGTAAGTTTCGGATTGTATGCTAAGCTTATATCTAAACCAATATAAACATAGTCTGGATCTACAAATTCTGGAATAATAGCTACTGGTGTTTTAGGATCAATAATAGAAGTCTTAATATTATCTTTATCTGCTTCTGTTATAATTGAACCTGTTACCGGGTTTAACGATATAAACACTTTACCATATATAGGCGGATCGTTTTTCTCTCCACCCCATACAGAAACAGATTGTATATTATTATTACTTTGTAATATAAGTGCTTCGTAATCTGATGATGTTACTGCTCTTTCTTTTGTAGCATTAAATCTAGGAGCGTTAAATCTAATTTCATCTACACTTTCTTTTGATGCGCCACCATATGCTGCTACTGCTGTATTTAATGTTGTAATTTCTCCAGACTGAGAAACCGGTGAACTTAATGTAAATGTTTTAGCAAAGTTAGCTGCTGCTGCATTAGATGTTATATAGTCTACAATAACGATATTGCCTGTTGATAATTTTTTACCTACAACATCATCACCAAATCTTATTTGAAATAAACCGTCTGCTCCTTCTTCACACCAATATGTTTTTGTATCTGATTTTACATCTAATAGTTTATCAGACTTTGTATATGTAATAAGAGTTAAATCAGCTGCTGAATTTTGTACTCTTACTCTTAAAGTATCTGTATCTGCTGCTATATTAGGCAGAACAAATGGTCCTTGTAGATTTGCTGTTTCAACTACAAATTTATTCTGTACTCTTGTTCCTTCTTTTATTTCTAATAAATTGAAATTAAATTGTGTTTTACTAGTTGAGTCTGAGGCTTGTCCTGTGTATCTACCATATGTTAAACCACTATCTACTATTACACCTGTTTGCGTATTAGTAACTGTTCCTAATGTTTCTTTATAAGCATTGATACTACTATTAGGCATATAAAAATTTGTGCCTGAATACTCTTTAAATGTATATGTTGTTGCTCCTGTTCCACCTGTATCTGCTGCAACTGCTGCTGCTTCTGTTAGGTAAACAGGATAATAAAATCCTTGTTGGTCTGTTGCTGTTGTTGGTAAGACACCTGTACCATACAAATAATATGGGCCTGCTCCGCCTGCTGTTGTAGCATTAACAGTTGTAGACTCGCTAGGATAAAATGTATATGATGAGCCATTCACATTTGTTGTAAAAGGTTTATCTCTACTAATTTCTAATGTTGTGCTTGTATAGGTATCAGGAGGTGTTATTGAAAGATTAATTTTTGCTATTGCTCCTCTTCGTGATCTGGGAGCATACCCTAGTGCTTTTGCTATTGAAACTACTGATTCTCTTTTAACTGCTGTGTCAATAAAATTTTCATTAGCAAGCATGTGTGCTAACATACCATTGTAATGAGTGTTATACGCTAAAAGATCTAGTATAACATTCATACCTGATCCTTCAAAGTTATAGTCTGAAAACTCTGTCTGTGCTTTTAAAAAAGTTTTTAAGTTTGCTTTGATTGAATCAAAGTCTAATTCTGATACATTTAATTGTGCCATGTTCCTATCTCAACCTAGTTAGTTGTACTGTTAATTCCTGTGGTTCGTTAATACCTAATACTTTAAAATTTAAGGTTATATAATAATAATTTAAATCATAATTAGGATTCACATCAATTCCAAGTATCTGACATCTAGGTTCAAAATTTGTTATTAATAACTCTATTGTCTTAGCTAAAGATATCTCTATTCCAGGCGACATCGGTTCAAATAGATATTGATCTAATCCAGAACCTCTTTCTGGATGAAAAAACTTTTCGTTTGGCTTTGTTAATAATAAACTTTTAACTGATTGTTTTACTGCGTTAACATCAAATTTCTTTCCTAAGTCTCCGGACAATGCGTTGGCAGTAAAAGACAAATCTATGTCTTTGTAAATTCTATTTATTTTAAGTTTTTGTAGCGCCATATTAGTATTTATACTTAGAAGTCAATGTTTGGAACATTGAAATTAAAGAAATCTTCTTGTGCTCCCTTTTGTAATACTTTAATATCTAAATCAAATTTAGGTTTTCTAATTGTAGGAACATCATCACCTAATAGAATAGCCCCTAAATCAAAGTTAGGGAATGATAAAGGTGTTCCTTTAATAGAAATATCTAATGCGTCACCTGGTTTTCCTGGTATTATAATTTTTTGCCCTGCTTGTATAACATTAGGATCTTTAATACTAGGATTCTTATCCATTATTTCTTGTACTGACATACCATTATCTTTTGCTATTTGAGATAAAGTATCTCCCTTCTTAATAATATATTCTTTTTCTTTTATTTGTGCATTAGGTAATAGTTTACATAATTCATCTAAATCTGCTGCACCCGATCTCAATGCTCCAGATATATCATTTAGATCTTTAAAGTTACCTAAGTCAACACTAGACCATTTACTTTCTATTTGTTTCATTTTGCTTACAAGTGCGTCTTTCTTAGCAAGTCCTACTAATAGGAAGTTACCTACATCTTTGAAGTCGTCTTGTAATGACTTTAATTCCTCGGGTATTTCAATACCCAAATCTATTTCAGGAATCATTTCCTCTAAGTCTCCCATTAGACCGTTGAGTTCGTCTTCTGCTTGTTGTTTTAAATCATCAAGTTTTCCAATGGTTGGTTGTAATATAAGTTCATCAATTTTTTCATTAGCAAGATCTACTTTATCTGCTAATGCCGATAATGCTTTACTAGGTCCGCAACTCATATACTCCTCCTATTATCCTTCAGGTCCACTTGTACTTGTACCACCACCTGCATCATTACCATCGTTCTGTGGATGTGTATGTGCTGTATGTGTTATGCTATTAACTGTAATTTCTCCTGCATCGTATGTAATAGCTGCTGTAGGAGATGTTAATGTATGTGTACCACCAATGGTATCTGTTTTTGTTCCTGTAATTGCTTCTGTTTGGTTTTCACCAATTGTTAATATTTGTCTACCTAGGACTGTATTTTCTACAGGTGTTGTAGTACCAACTGTTATTGTTTGTGCTGTTCCTACTGTTAAATGTTGTTCTTTATGTGTAAGTATATTCTGTGTTCCTTTAGTTTCTAAAGTAAAGAAGTTTTCTATACCATCTATATTTACATCTGCTAATTGTAATATGCTGAAACTATCTCTAACCTGTGTTATTTTACCACCACCAATTTTAGGATCTGTTCCTACTTTTTCTACAAATGACTTACCTACATTTAGATTAAGGTTTCCTTTTATAGTAATATCTCCTGAGCCACCTACATTAACATTCTGTACTGCACCAATGCTTGTTGTTTGACTTCCTATTATTGTTTCAAAGTCTCCACCTTTTTTATCTGCACCAGATGCTATGTCAACATAACGACTACCACTAATATTACTTAATGAGTCTGTTCCTATGTTCATGGCATGATTACCATTAATGTTTTCTATCTTATCTCCTCCAACTGTTATATGCCAGTCTTTAGATATTTCTGTGTATTGACTTCCTTTAACTAAGAGTTTTGCATCTCCTTCAATAGTTACATTAGCTGCTCCCCTTACAAGAACATTTTTATCTTTAACTATAATCTCATAGTCTGAACCTGCGATATTACATACTCTAGTTCCATCATTTTGTATTTCTCTATTTGTTCCTGCTGGATGAAATTCATGTATTCTAATGTTGCCAGGTGAATTGTCTAATTCTTGTACAATACCTGCTTCTGTTTCTCTAACTAAATTGTAAGGATAAAGAGATGTTTCTTCTCCTGTAGGTGGTTCGCCTGCTTTTAATTTTTCTTTTATGTCGTAATATACTGCGTCATCTTTAGATACACCTCTTGGGTGTGGCTCGTCCCATGTTTTTGTTTCGTAATCGATTGTGTCTTTATCATCTAATACACCGGCAATACTACCTGCTTTTGCTACAGGTATTTTTTCATCTCTCATCTCTCTTAAATTCATTAGTGAGAAATGTTCTTCTGCTGCTTCTCCTCTGGCAAGTCTAGGTATATCGGATTCTCCAATACCTGAATAACCATCTTTAGGTTCTTTAGGGTAAAGTTGTTTAGGGTCGTAAAACCCTTCTCCTTCTGGAAAGTTTCTTTCTGTTGGTTTACCTGCAATAGTTCCCATTATGACTGGAATTTGATGCTCTGCATCTGTAAAGAATCCTACTACTGTAGACCCTTTTACAATGTTAGGAATTTCCATTATACCATTCATACTTGAACTTGTAACTGGATTCATAATAGTTGCATATGGTAATTCTGATGTAGGAAGTTCTTGTATATCGGAAGTATGATATCCAAATATTCTTACTCTTACTCTACCTGTTTCTGCAGGATCAATTCTATCTTCTACAATTCCCATCCACCATGCAAAAGAAGGTATTCCTATTTTATTCATCACTTCCTCCTAAATCTTTGCCTACACCATTTTTTGTTATTCTTAAAGTCATTACATATTCCGCTGCGTTTATTTTATGTTTTATTTCTGTTACAATATAAAGTCCACTTAAAACTTCATCTGTTATATCTGTATCCTCTTTTGATTTTGCTGAGGGTTTGGGGTAGTCTAATTTGATACCCCTGCCTACCTCTATATCTGTTCTTCCAGGAACATCTATTAAAAATTGATAGTCTTCAAAACTATTTATGTATTGTTTTCTAACAGCATCGCTTGTAAAATGTGTTTGCAAAGCGTCATCATTAACACCTTGAGATTGTTCTGGATTATTCCATGTGTAAGAATTTAATAATTTAACTGATGTATAAGCTGAAGGTGATTTGGATATTCCTTTAGGTACCGGTACATTATCATCTGTTGTTATATACTTATCAAAATCATTGTGTATATCTAAATGATAGTTTTTAAATTTTTTATTGAACATATCGTATGCTTGTATGTTAGAAGAATAATATCCACTTAAATTTCCTTCAACAATTGATATAGTTCTTGGTATGTTCATAGATTCTATTCTACAAAAATATTCAGGTACCTCTATACCTATATAACTTCCTTCTTCTCTTAATTTTAGAGGTAAAGAACCTTGCTTATAAGAATACTCTTCAAAATAAGCTTCTTTAGCATCTGCTATTAAATGTTGTAAAGAGGCCAATTGATAACTTTTATTAGACTCAAAAAAGAAAAAATCTGAACCTTCTATATCTGCTGCTTGTATTTTCTTACAAATATAATTCATGTTTTCAAAAGGTGTCCATGAATTAGAAATATATTGTATTGAAGATTTATGAGGTGTTCCTGTTATTATTAATTCGTTAGCATCATCGTCAGGTAAGTATCTACCTTCTTGGACAATGTGTTCATTAAAAATATAATTAGCAATTGCTTCTGTGTTTGTATCAGCACCAGGTCCTGGTATTGCTCTATTTAAAGTATGTGCTGTGTCATTCATCATTTCAGGTGAAACTAGTCTTAACAAATAAACTTGTTGCCTATCATTGTCAAGGCCTCTGTTTGCTATTTCTGAAACAGCCCAAGACCTTTGAATACATGCTCCTGGATCGTCAGGAAATGTAGTTGTTCTTAATTTCATGTGTAGGGTTTCGCCACCCACAATAGGTAATGATTCTATTATGTTTTCTGGATCTCGTATTTGGATATCTGCTGTAATGGTTGGAAGAAAAATAGATTCAAAAACTCTAATTTCTGTATAAAAATCTAAAAGTGATTTTGCTTTTCCATCTAGGGTTACAATAGTTAAGTCGTCTATTTCTAAATTTCTTTGACCCTTATTTAGTTGCTCGTCTGCCATAATAATTCAGGTCCTATTTCATTAATTTCTTATATTGTTTTGCTACGCTACTTAAATATATAGGATTAAGGACTCTTATTTGTCTTTTCTTATCATTTACTTCTTCTTCATATTGTAAGTTAGTTAGCGCTGTGTATGTTCCATCACTAGCTTTTGCAGCATCCCAATCAACAACAATAGTTTTATCTGCTGTTAAAACATAGTGATGTATATCAGAACTATTATTTGCACCATATTTATCTTTAACATAAAGAGTTAATTCTTCTTGAGATTTTGGCCATTCTCTTTGAACATCTACAATATCATTTGATAAAAGAACCAACCAATGATATTGTGTTGAACCGTAAATATCTGCTGAAACAAGCTCTGGAGTTTGGCCGTCTGAAACATAATATCCTGTTAAGTTTGTTCTGTTCTGAAAATATTCATCCAAATGAACCCTACGAAAAATATCAGGTACAACCGTTTTTGTTTTCCCTGTTGGATAATACATTTTAGGAAATGCTTTAAAAAATGCCATCTTAATATCCGTCTGCTATTCTGTTTGCTGTCATTGTTTCTAGTTCTGTGAAGTTTAATTCCATTGTTATTTCTGAAGGAATACCATCTGTTCCTGATACTGTATTAAAGAATCCGTCAGGGCCATATGTAACCTTTACATCTTTTAATGCACAGTCTGAAATTTTAGGCAAATGTGGATTAGGTTTTACACTACCACCTTTAGCATGATAAAATTCTATATTAAACTCTGAAGGATAAATTAGAAATGCTTGTCCTGGTGAAATCTCTGGGTGCATGTGATATTTAAATGTATCAATGATACCCTCTACATCTTTATATTCATCATAACTTTTGGGATTAAAAACATATTGAAATGCAAAAGATCTAAATCCCATACTTTTAAATAACTGTTCTTTATATGGATTCGTTGTCTTTCTACTTGTTGCTTCAATTGCTGCACCGGCGTCCATGTCTATACCCAATGCTTTTGGTAATCCTGCTGCTGCTTGTATAAGTCCTCTTCCTGCTGCTTCACCAACATCTGTTAAACTTGCTTGATCAAATCTTTTGTTTGCTAATAAACCTGCCATACCAAGTTCTGTTTCATTCCAGTCTGCTTGGTATTGTGATATAATAGATTGTGGGACATGTAGTTGTATTACCTTATTTAAAAATTGTGTTCCTGTAGCATACTGGCCTTCTTCGTTATTAAATCCTTTCTCTTGCGCATTTCTTCCGTTATTAACTGCTGCCCATCCTATAGTTGCGCCTGC